CACCTGCAAGGTATTTGCTCGGTACATTTGTCTTTTTATCCCGTCTCACCCGTCTAAAGCGTCTCATTTTTTCTTAGTCTTTTTCTTCTTTTTCTTCTTTTTTGTTGTGGATTTCATTGATCCACCATAACCATAGCCCATAGTAAAAAGAAACTCTTAATATATTCTAAACGCAGTCTGCCCTAATGTCTCTGGTTTCGCCAAATTAAACTGTTGTAAACATAAATAACCAAAAGCATCAAAAGCATGATCCACACCTAAGTTCTTATTAGGCATACCTGTATTCGGTGCATAAGTTAACGTACGAAGTGCTTTTATTAATTCTTTACATCGAGGATGGATAATCGTTCTTCGATCACCAGCAGCATCATATAATGCTGTATTTACAGCAGTGATTTTATCTCTTATCTTCCACGGTGCACGCGGGCTCGATACAGTAAATCCACTTCTCCTTAAAATCGTATGATCCGTTAATCCAACTCCACTTGTTTTTCGTGCGCCTCCTGTAGGGTCGGGACATGTAATAACTCTTCTATCTACCCCATATCTATTTACAACTTCTTCCGCAAAATCCCATGTCGTAGCTCCTCCCCTCAATATAATCTCATCAAAAACATACAAATTTTCATTATGTTTTACCGCACATACACCACATAAAGGGTCAACGTTAAAATCTACACCCATATATAAAGGCAACATGTGTAAATCCTTTGCCTCGTCACTAATATTTTCGTCCGAAAAGCTTACAGCTACCAAGCCCGTAAGATTCTCAAAACTAGCCTCAAATTCTTGTCTGAACGTGCGTTCATCTAATTGACCACGCGCTGCTTCCACTTCATCTTTAGGAACATTACCCCCCTCCACTGTAGTAAAACTCCATCTCGTCCAATCTCCACTCTCATCCTCTGGCACATAACACCATAAATCATAAAACCAACTTGCCGTTCCATCAGGAGTGGAGATAAACAACGCCCATCCCTGTTTATCAGCTAATGCAGGTCTTATTACCTCTGACCATACTTCTTTATCCATAAAGGCTGCTTCGTCCAAGACTACGCCCGAAAGACTTCTTCCTCTTAATGCCATCGCATTCTCTGTTCCCTTTAACTCAATCGTTGATTCATTTACTAACTCAATCTTTAAATCTGTCTCATTCTTAGATTTTATCCACTGCTTTGGCACTAATTTCTTCAAAGTTTTCCATGCAATGTCTTTCGCCATCCTATATGTAGGTGCACAATAAAAATATGTTTCACCAGGCTTCGCAATAGCTCCTTTTAACAGTTCAACACAACTTAAATAGCTTTTACCAAACCTTCTTCCAGCTACTAATACCCTAAATCTACTCTTATTACTGAACACCTCCCCCTGTGCCCACCTTAAACTTAACGGTTCTGCTACTGCCATACAAAAATCATATCCCCTTTTACTATAACAGCAACTTATTTCGTGTTGTATCAGCAGGTTCTATGCCGCTAGCAAAAATAAAAAATATCTTGCAACACTCCCCCTAGTAACATATGATACACGAAATAGTTTGTTTTACTCTTGTATTATAAGAGTTATCTGCTATAATATAAGAGTAAGGAGGAAAGAAAACCAACTTACGAACCTTGAAAATTTATCACTTTTTCGCTATGGCTAAACCAAAAGTTGAGTACACTTTTTCAGGTGTACAATCTTTGAACCTCTCACATTATGGGGTAACTATCACACTTGCAGACGGTGACCAAATAGAAACACAAGTAGATTCAAAATGCTTTGAACCCTTACTTGTTGACTCTATCAGGTATTACTTAAAGTGGACGGCTTCAGATGAGACACTTAAAACACTAGGTGACCTAATCGTTAAGAAGCTAGAGAAACAAGATGCTTGATGAACTAGAAGAAGCCTGGCTTGAGTACGTAAGGAAAGAAGCCAACGAGCAAGGGGTCGACCTAAACGACCCCATACTCGCCGAGGAGTTTGAAGAGGCACTTCATGAACTTGTAGAAGAGAAGCAAGAAGCACAACTTCTTGAAGCTTACGAGGATCAAGAATATGCATATTTCTAACTCTGAACACATGACAAGGTTTGAAGAGATCAAAGAGGCTTTATTAAAACTAGAGCCTCTAATCTCTAACCTAGATTCCAAAGCTTACGAGCTTTTATTATCTGAACTTTATTCTAATTAATCGCTATGTCACACGATGGAAACACCGCTTTACTAGAGAATCTTTACGAAGATGAACTAGCAAAACTTTCCCAAAGTCATCCACAGATGACACAAGAAATCGCCGAGAAAATCGCCGAAAAACGAGCTAAGGAAGCCTTTGAGGATCTCGCACAATGAAATTTTACTTAGGCTTTATCATTCTTCTCATGATGCTTCTTGCATCATGGGGAGACGCTCCACAAAAATACCAACGTTTCAACAACGTCAACAATTACGAGTATTTGAGACTATGAAACCTTATGTAATCTTCCATCGCACATGGTGGAAGAAAAACCCCAACTGGCCTGGAGGCCGTGAGCCTGGAGTTGGTCGCGCCACTATCATTGGACGCGCCAATACTGAAGAGGAAGCAATCGAAATGTGCAAAACCTGGAACGAGTCACACGATCCTGGACACCTCTCTCGAAAAGCTGAGTTTACAATCGGGGACATCTAGTCCCCTTTTATTTAAAAACGCTATGACAAACAACAACAATCGTGATTTTAAAAAAGTTCTAGAATCCCTGGACGCAAACGAAAAATCAACAAATGACAAGCTTTTAAGCTTGATTGATAATTGCATTACTCCTTTGGCTAAAGGAAGTAAAGATACTACTGAAGCTTTTTACAAATTTGCAGAAGCTACAGCCACTTCAAATGAAAGTGCTTATAAACTCTTTGGAGCATTAAGAGATTTTATTGGAGAGTTACAACTAAAAGTTGACCGACTTGAAAAAAGAGTTGACAATTTAGAAAAATAACTACTATAATATAGGAGAGGGTTGCAGCCCTCTACATGGTAAAATATCGTGTTAAGTTTGGATTTCAAAGTGGGTAAGAGTTGGCGGACTCTCCCACTTTTTTTTGCTTAAACCTGGTAAGACCTAGAATTACCTGGGCAAGCTGGAAACTGAATGATTTTTTTTACCAGGGGAGACCAGGGCAGCAAAAACTGAATGAAAAATCAAGGCTATATAAATTGAATGTAAAAAACTGAATGCAATTTTCAGCTGGTTTTGTCAACTGAATGTAAAAATTGAATGTTTATTCCTTGCTTTCAATTTGAATATTCAAACTCGGTGGCATATTCACATTTACTGCTTCTTGAGTCTCTCCGTTTGCTCGACCCAGAGAATCTAAAATCATGTGCGCAGTCTGCAATTGTCCTTTTTTTAAAGCTGCATTGAACAATCTTTGGCGCATACTATGCAAACGAGAAAGTATATCGACTCGATCTCGCTCCAAATCTTGCGAGTTCCATTCGGTTACGGTTTTCCAATCGCTCCACGCTGTTTTTTCGGAGATACTTTCTCTTTGTGCGTGCTGTAAAACTAACTGTCTTGTAGATAATCCGTCTAATTGTTTTGTATAAAGTCTTTGACAACGTTTTTCAATATGACTTTTTGGGTTACGTTTTCCGTAAATATTTTTAATAGACTCCATACTATTTTTTGAGACCATTGCCAATAAAAAAAGAGGTATTAAATAAATAATACCTCGTAAGTAGTGTTATGTGAAAAGAAATTAAGAGACTTTCTCCATTTGTTGAATAAATCTTTGCTCGTTGAAGTCCCAAATCTCTCCAAGTTTCATATCTTCTAAAAGATAATCTTTAATTTGATTAAGGATTGCATAACCCAAAGATTTTTCGTGATTTTCATGTTCACAAGATTGATAATCATAATTGTTGACTATCCCAACTAAATAACCGCTTTGATTATTTTCGATCCAATTAACAACACAATTAGAAAGTCTATAAATATAGGAATCTCTAAACATATCGGTTGGGTCAGAATATCTAGCATTTAGTGAGTTTTTATTTTCTAATAAAAGGGTATCAAAAACTAATTCATATAGATCATTATTAGAAACTTTTAAAAGATCATCATAATAAGCATCTATGTAATGTTGAAAGTCAGCATAAAGTTTAAGAGGATCTTTGCAAGATTCACCTCTAGTTTTATAAAAATACTCTTTATTGACAATTCTCAAAGCTCTTTTAAAAACTTGAGATTTAGAAGGATCGTCCCAAGTTTTACCACTTTTAATAAACCAATAAGTAGCCAATGCGTTAAGAGTATCGTCCGAACATAGATAAGCAGACATAGCGAATAAAATAAACTACTCCTATATTATAACAGTTATTTCCTAGTTGTGGCAATGAGTTTCTTAAATTTTATAGAATAACCTTTAATTGAAGATATTATAAGAATATCTAAAATCCTTTGAAGTCTAGCTTTATATTGTGAAGAATATTTTGCGTGTTTAATAAATCTTGTAAATGCAGTTAATAAAAACCATTGATCGTTAAAAGATAATTTTAATTCTTTAGGATTAGGTTGATCTTGATTGTTTTGTTGTCT